CTCGCTGGAATCAACTTTATGTTGATATCTGTGAATCTGGCAACACGAAATTTCCCCCTTACTGGAGTAAATTCGCCTCTGCCAGTATGATCAGACCCAGCCCTATACTTTGTGGTCCAAAACCAAAACCGTCTCGTTTTGACAACGATACAAAATTGGTCCACGTTGAGAGTCTTCTTTTGAAGAAAATGGACGTAGTTAAATACTACTACGAGGAATTCAGATTTGTGGATAAAGAGAAAATTGCTATCTCGATTCACATGCGGGTCCAAAAGATGATTGCAGATGGGAAATCTTGGTCTATTCCAGGATTATTTGTCTGCTCACCCAAGTCCAACATGTGTTTCTTCTATTCACTATGCGAGCTCGCATACACAGATCGAGACCTTGAGGCTTACCGCGATGCGACATATGCAGCTCTCGCTGCTTCTGTCAAACGCGCTTCTGACAATGAGATTGGTCATTCTTTCGAGTGCTGTTCTTTTGTGTGTGATTTCTTAGGAATCAAATACATTAGACTCGAGTCGCTTTTGAACGAAGTCCGTCTCATTCATGCCCAGAAGAGTAGTGATTACTCTTCACTCACTCCAGCTGTTGTTAATGTTGCTGACCAACATGCATGTGTTGCCATGACTGACTACAAGAAGAAATTCTTCTCTTATAGACAACTTGGCGAGGCTTTTGACCAATTTGCTAAATAATCAAAACCCTCTGTCAAGAAAGTGGAAGCACCTGAAGTTGTTGAGACAGGACCTGAGCAATAGCCATCTGTGCCTTCCAAGCGTCCAACCTAAAACAATGTTTCTAAAAAGAAACCCCAACGCTTTAGGCCCACAGCAGCACCTACTCCTAAAGAGCAGAAATGCATTAGCTTCTGGTGCCGGAAAGTTGCCAAAATGGGTAACCGTCATCTTCCGGAAAACCACTACAGTGATGGGGATGTAGCCTAATGGGTAATTCTTTACCACAATAGGCAGACCAACATCCCTCCACCTCCACCTTTGTCTAAATTTTAGCACTTCATGATTTCCACTCTCAACAAGGGGAAGTCTGATTACTTTATTAAGACAGGCAATAAGACGGTGCCCACTTATGAACTACACCCTCGTCATGTACAATAGAATCTTACACAGGACAATGCTCCAAGATACATGGCCAGAATTCCAGATGTAGTTGACTCTTTGCCCAAGTCAGGAATGCTCGCAGGACCATTACAGAATTTGCAAATTCCAG